CCCTTTTTTTTGCGTGCGCAGGTTTTGGAAATTTTTTTCTAGGGGGTGAATTTATGGGACTGCGCGGACCGGCTCCAGAGCCTGCGGCCGTGCGGGCCTGGAAGGGAAACCCGGGCAAGCGTCCGGCAAATTTGTCCGATGGAGTGAACCCATCGGTCGAAATTCCCGAAAAGCCGGCGCAAGTGAAAGCCAACCGATGGGCGAACCTTGAATGGGACCGCGCCTCCGAAGAACTGGCGCAGCTGTGCCTGATCGGCAAGATCGACATGGCATCGTTCACGGTCTACTGCATGACCTGGGGCGAGCTGTGCGAGCTGGAAGCCGAATTCGCGGCGCTCAAGACCGAAGCGCGCAAATCAGCCGACCGAAGCGGCAAGCTGGCGGCCGTGGTGGACGTGTATTTCTTCACCACACCGACCGGCTTCAAGCGCGAGTCTGCGCTGCATCGAAAAATCGAAGACATGCGCAAGGCCGTTGATGTGTACGCGCGCAACTTTGGCATGAACCCGTCGGCTCGGATGCGCGTGCAGCCGAGCAACATGATCCAGCCCGATCTGTTCGACGACAAGGGCACGTCGGAGAGTGGCCAGGTCATACCGATGACCGGGTTTGCCAAATTCGCCGGGTAATGGTCACCCATATCGAGAAGGCGCTGCACTACGCCCGACAGGTTCGCGCCGGCGAAGTGCCGGCGTGCAAGTGGACCCGGCTGGCAGCCGATCGCCATCTGGACGACCTGGAGCGCGAGCCGGGCCCTGAGTGGCCATGGGTGTTTGATGCGCAACGGGCAACCCGGCCGTGCGAGTTTCTGGAGTTGCTGCCTCATATCAAGGGCAAATGGGCGCGCACCCGGCAGCTGATCACGCTGGAGCCCTGGCAGGCGTTCATCCTGACGACCGTGTTCGGTTGGGTGCACCGAGAAACCGGCCTGCGCCGGTTCCGCGAGGTGTACCTGGAGATCCCGCGCAAGAATGCGAAGAGCACCTTGAGCAGTGGCGTCGCGCTGTACATGCTGACGGCCGACGGAGAACAAGGTGCAGAGGTCTACAGCGCCGCCACCACGCGCGACCAGGCGCGCATCGTGTTCGACGATGCCAAGGCCATGGCCGATCGCACGCCGGACATGCGCACCTATCTGGGTGTGGCCATCCTGCAGCACTGCATCACGGTGGCCTACACGGCCAGCAAGTTTGCGCCGCTGGCGGCCGAGGGCAGCACGCTGGACGGCCTTAACATTCACTTTGCGGTGCTCGATGAGCTGCACGCGCACAAGACGCGCGCCGTGTATGACGTGATCGACACCGCCCGCGGTGCGCGCGAGCAAAGCCTGCTGTGGAACATCACCACCGCCGGCACCGACCGCAGCGGTATCTGCTACGAGCGGCGCACGCACCTGACCAAGGTGCTGGATAGGGTGGTCGATGACCACAGCATTTTCGGGATCATCTACAGCATCGACGACGCGGACGACCCCTTCGTTGAAGCCAGCTGGGCAAAGGCCAACCCGAACTGGGACGTGAGCGTTCTGCGCGACGACATGGAAGGCGCCGCCCGCAAGGCGGAAATCATGCCGTCCGCGCTGAACAACTTTCTGACCAAGCGCCTGAACGTCTGGGTCAGTGGCGAGACGAGCTGGATGGACATGCGGGCCTGGGAGCGCTGCGCCGACAGGGCACTGCAGATCAGCGATTTCGCGGGTGAACCCTGCTGGATGGGCCTGGACCTGGCGCAGAAAAAAGACTTTGCAGCCCTATGCATCGTCTTCCGGCGTGAAGACACCTGGTTTGTGTTCACACGTCTGTACCTGAATGAGCTGGCGGTGGCGGAAAGCGGCAATGCGCACCTGTCGGGATGGGCCCGATCGGGTTACGTGCAAGTGACCGACGGCGACATCACCGACTTCGACGTGGTGGCCGAAGACCTGCGCGGCTACTGCCGCCAGTTCGACGTTCAGGAAATCGCCTTCGACCCGGCGCTGAGCATGTACTTTGCCGGCAAGCTGATCGAAGAAGGCCTGCCGCTGGTCGAGATCACGCAGCGCGCCATGTTCTTCACGCCGGCATTGATCCAGGTCGAGAACATGGTGCTGGAGAAAAAACTGAAATTCGACGGCAACCCCGTCATGACCTGGATGGTCAGCAACCTGGTGGTGAAGGTCAGCAAGTTCAACGAGCTGCGATCTCCCACCAAGGAACGGCCTGAAAACAAGATCGACGGACCCATGGCGATGCTGATGGCGCTGGGGCGTGCCCTGGCCAACACGCCAAAGGACAACATTGATGATTTCCTCAACGAACCGATCAGCTTATGAGCCTGCTTAGCCGTTTTTCGAGCTGGTTTGGCCGTGGCGGCGCCCTTGGGGAATCCGCTGGCGTGCAAAACGACTCGCCCTCCGTTGCGCTTGGCAGCGATCTGCTGAACGTCGGCGTGGACGGCGCGCTGCAGCTCAGCACCGTGTGGGCCTGCATTGATCGCCGCGCCACCACCGTGGCCAGCCTGCCATTTTTCGTGTACGCCAGCAAGGACGGCCAGCGCACCCTGGCCCGTGACAGCCGCCTGTATGCGCTGATGAGCGACTCGCCCAACGCGCGAATGACGCCGTTCGAGTTCTGGCGCTGCATGGTCATGAATCACGACCTGCGCGGCAATGCCTACGCCCGCATCGACCGCGATCAGGCCGGCGAAGCGGTGGCGCTGTGGCCCATGCCGTCTGACCAGGTGGAAACCATCGTGCTGAGTGACGGCGCCATGGTCTACAAATACACCTACGGCAGCGACATCGCCATCCTGGCGGCCGAGAACGTGCTGCACATCAAGAACCTGGGCAACGGCACCACCGGCCTGGCCAAGCTCGAGTTCATGCGCCCAGCCACCACCGAAGCCGCCAAGTCGCAGGAAGCCGCCACCAAGGTATTTGGCTCGGGCGGCAAGCCGACCGGCGTGCTGATGGTGGACAACGTGCTGAACGCCGACCAGCGCACCCGCATTAAGGAACAGTTCAAGGGCCTGTCCGAAGGCAGCACCGGGCGCCTGATGGTGCTCGAAGCCAACATGAAATACCAGCAGCTCAGCCTCTCGCCCGAGGATCAGCAGCTGCTGGAGACCCGCAAATTCAGCGTCGAAGAGCTGTGCCGCTGGTTCGACGTGCCGCCGGTGCTGGTGCACCACAGCAACGTCACCGCCTGGGGCACTGGCATCTTCGAGATCAAGGACGGCTTCTACACCCTGTCCATCGCGCCGCTGTGCAAGAACATCGAGCAAGCCTTTCGCAAGCGCGTGATGACGCCCCGCCAGCGCGCCACCATGACCGGCGAATTCAGCATGGATGCCCTGTTGCGCGCGTCCATCAAGGACCGCTTCGAGATTTACGCCAAGGCCGTGCAGAACGGCCTGAAAACCCGCAACGAATGCCGCCAGCTCGAAAACGACCCGCCGATGGACGGCGGCGATGAGTTGACGGCGCAGAGCAACCTGGTGCCCATTGAAAAGCTGGGCGAAGTTGGAAACGGAGCCAAGAATGTTGATTCGCAAGACCCTGTCTCTCAGTAGCGTCGACCTCAAGATGGAGGGGGACAGCGGCCGGTTCACCGGGTATGCGTCCGTCTTTGGCGGGGTGGATAGCTACGGCGACACCATCGTCAAGGGCGCCTATGAATCCACCCTGCGCAACAACGGCAAGCCCCATATGTACCTGGAGCACTCCTGGGCCGGGTTCGCGTCCAGTGGGGCCGGTCTGCTTCCGATTGGCAAATACATCAGCGTCAAGGAAGACGATCACGGGTTGCTGGTCGAGGGCGAGCTCACCCCCGGCATGAGCGTCAGCGCCGACGTCGGCGCCGCCATGCGCCACGGCACGATCAACGGCCTTTCGGTGGGCGGCTACGTCAAGAAAGGCGACTACGACGAAACCGAAAGCGGACGGGTGATCCGCAAGTGGACAAACCTTGTCGAGGTTTCCGTGGTCGCCATGCCGGCGGACAGCTCGGCCCGCATCGAATCTGTAAAAAACGATGGGATGGACGCGGCAATCCGCGAGATCCAGACCATCCGAGAGATTGAGTATTTCCTGCGGGATGCAGGCGGACTCAGCAAAGGGGCCGCCACCGCGCTGGTGGCCCGCTTCAAGGCATTGATGGGGCAGGGGGATCCTGTCCAGCAAGCCGAGGAGAAACGCATGGCCGAACTTCTGGACAAGCTCACGAAGTTTGGCGCATAGACCGCGCAATCCCGCAACCCGCACCGCCCACTGAGGCGGTTTTTTTTCGTCAAAGGAAATCATCATGTCTGAAACCATCCTGAAAGCCCTCGAATCCGTCGAGGCAAAACTCTCCGCCATGTCTGCGAAAGCCGACGGCGAAGCCGCCACCGTTGGCAAGATCAACGCCGACACCAAGACCGCCCTGGACGCCATCGGTATCCAGCAACGCGAGCTGGCCGACCGACTGCTGCAGATCGAGCAGAAGGGCAGCGCACCAGCTGAGCCGACCAAGGTCAGCTCCTGGGGCGAGCAGCTCATCAAGAACGCCCGTTACGGCGACTTTGCCGGCGGCAACCTGGCCAAGCTGCGCGTCGAGGTGAAAAACACGCTGGTCGGCAGCGACACCAACGTGGCGCCGCAGCGCAACCCCGGCATCGTGTCCGGCGCCATGCTGCCGTTCAGCATGGAAGCCCTGCTGCCCAGCACCACGACCAGCTCCAACGCGATCGAGTTCACCAAGGAAGCCAGCTTCACCAACAACGCGGCGGAAGCGTCCGAAGGTGCCAGCAAGGCCGAATCTGCGCTCACCTGGTCGCTGGTGAACATGCCGATCAGCACCGTGGCGCACTGGATCAAGATCAGCAAGCAGCTTGCCGCCGACGCGCCCGCCCTGGCCGCGTATGTGAACAGCCGCATGGTCTACGGTGTGAATGCGAAGGTCGACACCCAGCTGGTCGTCGGTGACGGCACCGCGCCCAACATCAGCGGCACCTACGACAGCGGCAACTTCACCGCGCACGGCTACAGCAATGCCACCATTGCCGCGATCTCCAGCACCTTCAAAAAGCTGATCCTGATCCGCAAGGTGATTGCCGACCTGTACGCCGCCGGCTACCCGGCCGACGCCATCGTGCTGAATCCGGCGGATTGGGCCACCATCGAGATCGAGCTGTTCACCACAGCCGCCGGGCAGACCCTCTACAGCATCAACGATGCTGGCCAGGCCCGCCTGTTCGGCCTGCCGGTGATCCAGGCGATTGGCATGGCAGCCGACACCTTCCAGGTGGGCCGCTTCAGCGAAGCCTACATGGTCTACAACCGCGAAGGCGTGGTGGTCGAGATGTCGGACAGCGACAGCGACAACTTCACCAAGAACCTGATCACCCTGCGCGCCGAGCGCCGCCTGGCCCTGGCCACGGAGAAGCCCGCCGCCGTGCGCGGTGGCGACCTGACCCCGGCGTAACCAGACGGTCTGGCAACTTAAAAGGCTCGCTTCGGCGGGCCTTTTTCATTGATAGATCACCCCCTGCGAAGGAAACACCATGACCGATAAAACCGTCCGCTTCATCACCGCCTGGGATGGCCGCAAGCCCGGCGACGTTGAGACATTCGAGGACACGGACGCCGATGCGCTGATTGATGGCGGGCTGGCCACGGACGACCTGGACGGCCCGGATGGATCCTATGTCCAGCAACTGGTCGAGCACGCGGCAGCCCACAGCGCCATGGCGTCCTGGGTTGCGCTGACCGCCCAGGTCACAGCCATTGCCTCGCGCCACCTGTACGGGGCGGGCGAGCCGGTTGACTACACCGACGGCACGCCACCCGCCACGGGCGAGGGCGTCGCGCCCGCTGGGGCCCTCTACTCGGACACGACGGACGGCGTCGTTTACCGCAACTCGGGCTCTCAGGCCGAGCCGATCTGGACAAAACTGGCTGACGCGGCATAACCACCATGCAAGTCCAGATCCAGTTCATCACCTACGGCGCATGCTCCGCGCTCGGGGCGTTTTCTCCGGGCGGCATTGCTCGCGTATCGCCCGCCCTGGCTGCGCACCTGGTCACGGAAATGAAGGCCGCCAAGTACGTGGGCGCCGCGCCTATTGAGGCCGAAGAAAAGCCCAAAAAGACGCCGCGCAAGGCAAAAGACACCACCCGCAACGGAGACAAAGACCATGGCTGAATTGATCGCATCCGGCACCACCGAGGCCAACTCGGCCGACTTCACCCTGGCAGCCGGCGAGCAGGCCACGCTGTTCCTGAAAGACGCCGCCGGGCCTGTCACCACGCCGCACGCCGTCGCGCATGTGCTGATCAAAAGCTCGGACAACGAGTATTTCCTCATCGGCAAGCTGACCGACTCCGAGCCCGCCAAGGTACTGGCCGCGCCCGGCACCTACCGTGTCACGCGCATGGCCGCTGCCGCTGCGTTCGGCGTCGATAAGGTCTAAGAATGCTGCTGCAAAGCCTGCTGCGCCCGGTGCTGACGCCATTGATGCGCGGCATGTTTGATGCGCCGATCGCGTCGTCAGCCGCATGGTCCCCCCTCGCCCTGTGGCCCGATGGCATCGCCACTCCGGGCATGTGGATCAGTCCCCGCGACCTTGAATCGCAATGGGCCGACTACCTCGGCACCACGCCAGTGGTCACGCCGGGCACGGTTGCGGACTCAAGCAATCCGGTCGGGCTGGCGCTGGACATTCGGGCGGGTGCGCCGGAGGTGCTGGGGCCGGATGTTGTCGTCAATGGGGACTTCGCCACAGACACGGACTGGACCGAATCAGGCAACGTGGCAATTGCCGGTGGAAGCTGCAATTTCACCGCGTCAGGGCTCACGCTGATTTATCAGGACGATGCGACAGCGACGAATGGAGCGTATTACGAAGTCACATTCACAATTTCTGAGTACACCTCAGGGTCTGTTTATTTTGGCTTCGGTTCTGGGCTCGGCAGTCCGAGCGGGACTTCACGGAGTTCCGCCGGTACATTCACGCAAACCATTCAGCGGACCGATTCAAACACTTCTCTGGGGTTCAGGACTGACACCTTCAACGGGTCCATCGACAACCTTATCGTAAAGCAGATACTCGGCAACCACATGCTGCAAAGCACCAGCGCGGCACGACCGCTGATGAGTGCGCGGGTGAACTTGCTGACGTACACAGAGGATTTTGCAGGGTATACATGGAACGGTTCCGGGTCCACCGGGGCGGACATACTAGATTG